ATATACGCTGCGATACAGTATTGTATAGCAATGTATGTGGAAGGTCAACGGCTCATTAAAAACGCTTGACGGGGCGACCAGTGGCGCCCCTATTACCCCCCGGTTGCACGGCCGGGGGTGGTGCATGTTGGGTTGACAAAAGTGGAAGGAGTGGACTGCGAAGTCCAGAAAGCTTTTGTGTTCAACCATAAATTTGAGTGCATTGCCGGTCATCAGTATTGGCAGGGTGGGGAACCCATATTCCCCGTTGGCGAAGAGAAAGTGCAGATGTTGCGTTCGAGGATTGACGTGTCATTTGCACACTCCGGACGCATTTATCGGAATTCAAACGTGAACGTCCGATTTGCAATTCGCCGTATTACTGCTGCACGCGAACCCGGGTCATTCGTAAACGGAGTGCCCGTCGACATAGCGCTAAGTGTGAATCAGAACTTATATATCGAGAGATGGACTCATGCCTTCGAAAGTAGGCACGAGTTTCCGTCAGAAGACCTCGATCTTGAGTGGTGTGTACCCGACATGGACTTGTTGTCGGAGAGAGCCGCGTTGCCACACATAAAACGCATGTTGAGGATTGGAGCTGCGAACGATGTACATAGCTTGGGGTTGTATTTCGTTAAATGGATGGTGAAGAGGTACCAGTATAAGATGAAGAAGGATGAATGGGCAAAGCCGCTCAAATATCCACGCATGATTGGTGACCTTGGCGTCCATGCCAGTTTGGTTGGAGCGTTCTTTACAAATTTGTGTAAAGACTACAGGGCGCGTCGCCCGGTGTCATTTGGACCAGACGGAACTTGCAAATCTAGATTCGTCAAATCGGCTTCAAGTGCTTTGTTGTCCATTGTTTTTGAAGAGGCATGGACATTGACCGAGACGCATGGCATGGCCGTCCACAGCGACGATTCGTTAGTGAGCACGAACAATGGTATAAGACGAGTGTACAACATGGATATATCAAGTTGTGACATTTCGCACGGGCCGAAATTGTTCGAGATGCTCATTCGGATGTATCCGGATGTGAACGGCATAATTGCCAAATTGGTAGAGCAGCTTAAGGAGGCTGTCGTGGTTCAATCCACAACGTGCGACGCGAGAGTCGTGTTGAAACCTAATCAACCAACGTTGTATTCGGGTTCCACGCTCACCACGTTGATAAACACGACAGCAACAGACTTGATTTTCCATGCCATAGTCACTCAGCAGGCATTTACTGCTGAGGAGATACAGGCGGCCGCATTCTCCTGCGGTTATTTGGTTACATTGGAAGAAGTTACAGA